ACACCAAGTATTTCCGTGACATCCGCGCCTACCACATCCTTGACAGAATTTGTTTGTCTCACATTCCTCAGCATCCTGATTCCATTGATCGCTTTAGGGGTAACGTCCATGGCCATTTACACACGGGACAAGTGATGCTTGATGGGCAAATTGACACACGGTATAAGTGTGTTTGCGTCGAGCAGACCAATTATGCGCCAGTAGCATGGGAAACGGTGGAAGCCTTTTTCAACTGATTCCATTGTTCACCAACCATGAACGAACGCCGAACGTGGAACACTCCCACTCGTGAGCCGTGGAATCCCATCATTCACCAGCTTTTGCGTGCTGTTGATTGTCATAACGAAGCATTCTTCAGGGATGGCAAAGAATGGCATTTGGACAGGGCTATCATGCTTAGACAATATGTACGAGAGCTAAAGGACTGGCTCCATGAAGAAGAGACAAGCATTCTGGAAGGTATGGTGTCATGCTCTCGGCCCCAAGGCGGGATCGAATGAAAAAGAAGCCGATATTATTGCTCTTGTGCGAACTGTAGTATTTTTGTCATACCTAACCACCAATATTTTTATTGTCGCTGGCGTGGTGCGACACTGGGACGATAATGCTTCTAAGCAGGAGGGTTTGAGCAAGGTTAGAGCGCATTAGCTCGTGAACTGGTGCGGCCAGTCCCTTGCATCGTTGACCATCGCCTAAAGGGGCCTGAACCCTAGAGGGATGGCTGTAAGCCAGTGGCCACTGGGCTTCTGCAGAAGCTCCAAAAGTTTAGCACGTCTGTTCACAAATCAAAACATTTGCACTCTTGACAGGCAGGTTCCTGCTGGCAGCGCTTGTCCCACCATTGCTCACGTTGATCGTTTTCGTTCATTGCGTAGTATTTGTCCATGAGCCGCCTGTACTCCCCATTGGCTTGGCTCATTTGCTCGCTTTGTAGGCCATGGACCTGGCCCACTTGCTGCATTTTGTATGCGGCTTCGATGGCTTGGTTAAAGGCAGTTTCAGTGGCTGGCGAAAGCATGGCAGTTAATTCGCAAGTTTCAACAGTCTACTCATTTGCGTCCTTTTGGATTTTCATGGCCTGTGTGAGTTTCCTCAAACGGGGGAGAAGCGATGGTTGGTAGAAATGGTCTGCAGCCAGTAGCTGCAAGGCTATTTGCTTGTTGCCCTCAAGCAGTGCCACAAGAAAAACTGCCTCTTTTTGCGAGAGTTGAAAGTTGTTCACTAGTAATCAATGCCTATTTTTCCCAACAATACTACATGCTATTTGCTATTTGCGATCAACGAATGAGGCTATCTATCCAATTGAGGTCGTCATCCCTAGATGCTTGCAAGATTGCTGCCGCCATAGCGAATGCATAGTCATCCACCCCCACCTCTTTGCCGCCACTAATTGACCACTGCCCGGAGGCCTTGTATATCACGCTTAAATTCTTGAGCTGCTTAATTGCCTTCTCATGATTATAAATATCCACAAGTCCAGCGTTAAATAATTCCTTCATCTTGCTGAATGCCTTCATCTTGCTGCTAACGGACCAAGTGAGTTCTTCAATAGGGAAATCAGCGGCAAGAGATTGAATGGTGGCAGAACTGTTGTACTGGTCAAGAACAATGCTGTCAAAATTGTAAAGCTTATGGTGTTCTCGTATCCAGTCCTCCACTGCTTGAATACTCACTTCCTTTTTCCCATTGATCTCAAAATCTGCAAGGAACGTGTGGAACTTATCCACCACCAGGGTTTCCCCATCGAAATGCACAATGCACGCTGTGTAGTCATCTCGTCCCACGCCCCCGCGTGCGGGGTCAAGTGCCAGCACGTACTTGCCGTGGAAATGCACCGAAGGTGGCAACAAGCTCCGATGTTTGTTGATTGCTGCTTCTACCACTTCAGAGGCCAGCAGCGCTGACATGTTGCGAGCAAACTGCGCCCCATATTCAATCATGAACTTATCTGGATCGCGCTTGCGCTCTGCCTGCATGAAGGCACAGTCATAAGGCAGTTCAGGATTCATCTCCCAGGTGGGAGTGTTTACGGGCTGCATAAAGGGAAATTCCCCACTGGTGGCTTCGCAAAAATGCTGATAGAACAGACCGTCAGTGAGCCATGGCGAGGAGAGTTCCAAAATGCGACCATGATTGCCGAACTGAGCAATGGATGGAGAAAGAGCGTCGTAGATGGCCTTCGCACCAGCGTTTGCATCACCCTCCTGACTGAAGGCAAGCTCGTCCATGATGATTGCAGCTACGGCGCGACCACGAGACGCACGAGCACTGCTAGAGATGGCCCTAAATACGCAGCCATTGCTTATTTCAAGCGTGTCCGTTGTCTCTCTTACAATCTCTCGGGCGAAGGGGCTTTCAACAATCAAACCACGAATGGTGTTGAGCGCAATCTTGGCCTGGTCAATGCCGTTAGCAATAGTGCAAATATACCAACTCTCTCCTTTGCGAATCTTGCGTTTGTATTTCTCCTCTAGGACGAAGCAAATGTAGGTGCAGGCAACTGCTGCCATGAGCGTTTTGCCAGAACGTCGACCAAGTGCCCACACAGCATGAGTCTTGCCGCCATGGAAAAATTCATCAAGAATATCAGCTTGTTTGTCCCATAGAGGAAGCTTTAACGCATGCCGCGCAAAGTCCGAACATTTAATTGCTGCCATTGAGTGTGCTCATAGGGCGTAGGGCCGTTTTAGGAACAAAAAAGGCTGGCCTTCCGCCAGCAGGATCGGACCAATATTCTTGCTTCATTGCATCCTTGCCGCCAATCCAGCCATGAATAACGGTTTTCTTGTCTTGAATGGTGACAAGAACAAACTTCTTATTGGGACTTTCGTTCTGTTGCACGATCAAATCATAGCCATGGCGACTACGAGTTTTTACGTCAATGCCTGGCAGATCACAAGAGCCACGCTTGGCTTCGGTTTCTTGATAGAGGCAATGCTTAAGGCCGAGATAGCTTGCGACTGCCATTTCTCCTGCGGCGCCCAACAGGTGAATGGTGAGGGCCGTCGCTCCCGTCGCGGCTCCCCCATTGCGTCCCTTGAGCCCCCGTATTTCGTTAACGGCTTGCCTGCGAAAGGCTTCCTTGCAAGCGGCTTCGCGTTCTTCCTCGGTGAAGACGAATTCAATGGGGAGAGCGGGGGCCATAATGTAGAGGCGTCAGGGCCACTATACCCACTGTTAGCATAGAAACAACCCCACAATAGAGAAATGACTGAGGAAACTGTTGATTTAGGGCATGCCACCGAAGCCGGACTGCGGAATGACGGACTCGCCAATGCGCTGACTGGCATGGGAAGCGGCAGGGATAAGAGCCAATACACCTACACCAAGCCCATTACTTTCCTTATGCAGGAGGAGCTGGAAGGGCTCTATGGGGAATGGCTGCCGCGCCGCATCATCGACATCTATGCAGAGCAAGCCACCCGCAAGGGATTCAAGGTGCTGTTTGGCGGCGAGGGCGCCAAGGCCGAGGAAGTGGTGGGCGTGGAGCAAGTGATCGAGGATCTATATATCCTCGAAAGCTTGATGCTGGCATCAAAGAATTCTCGCCTCTATGGTGGTGCCGTAATCCTGCTCTACATTAACGACGGTCGCTCTGCTGATCAGCCAGTCGACAAAAAGAATATTGCCGAAGTTGAAGGACTGGAAGTATTAGATCGGTATCAAATTGCCCCGGTAATCACTGAAGAAAATATCTACGATTACGCAAAGGCAACGCACTATCAAATTATTTCCGGCGATTTGATTAATCAGCCCAATCTCACCTACATCCACAAGGATAGGATTTTACGTTTTGATGGTGACTGGCTTCCCTATCGTATCAGGCAAAGGAACTATGGGTGGGGACTGAGCAACTTGCAAGTCGTTTATGACAGCTTCCGTCATTATTGGACTGGCTTGAATTCTGCTGCCACTTTGCTGACTGAATTTGACATTTTTGTTCACAAGATTCGTGGGCTAGCTTCCATGCTCGCCGCTGGCAAGGAAGGGCAGGTCAGGGACAGGCTTGTGCTAAACGACATGAGCAAGAGCGTTTATCGTGGCTATGCCATTGACGCAGAAAAAGAAGAGCTTAACTTTGAAAGCCGTAACCTTGGGGGTATTGGCGAAATTCTTGAGAAGCTTCGCGTAGATATTATTGGTGCATCTAAGATTCCCCACACCTTGTTGTTTGGCGAGAGTCCTGGTGGCCTTGGCTCCACTGGCCGCAGTGAGGAGCGTGACTTTGCCAAGACACTTGCTGACTATCAAACGGCAACGTTTAAACGTCCGTTGAAACAACTGATGGAATACATCCTGCTCAGCAAGGCTGGCCCCACCAATGGCCGCCTTCCAGAATCATGGCGCATCCATTTCAACGACTTGTACGAGTTGAATGAGCGTGAAAAGGCTGATGTAAGGGCTCGTGTGGCAGCCGTAGATGGCCGCTACATCCAACTAGGTGTCCTCCATCCAAAAGAAGTGGCAGATGCTCGCTATGGCGGTAGCGAGTGGAACATGGAACTCACTCTCGACCCATCGCTTCCTCGCGAGCTGCCAGTGCAGGGGCGGAGTGGAGGGCAGAGTCAGGGGCAGAGTGGCTTTGCCGTACCCCCTGGTGGCCGCGATCCTCTTGATCAAACATCTGGCAGCTTGCCAATGGATGGCACCCGCAACGTCGCTGATAGTGCTGGCCCCTACATTTACAATTACAACACGGTTCACGAACGGAGGGCTGAATTCACTGAGCAAGATCCAGAAATAAACCGTGAAGAGGAAGATGTATTCTCAGATAAGGATCTTCATCAACAAGCTGTTGCAGCCGCCAAGTCTAAGTTTCAAGTGTGGCCCAGTGCTTATGCCAGTGCCTACATGGTCAAGCAGTACAAGGAATTGTATAAGCGCAAGCATGGTTCATCTGGCGGAGCATTTAGAGGCAGGGATGGCGAGGAAATTCATGCTGATGACCTTGAAGAATGGTTTAAGGAAGAGTGGGTGAGGATTGGTGCCAATGGAGAGATCCTGGGTGAATGTGGCGGACGCAAGGAAAACGAAGGCAAACCCAAGTGCTTGCCAAAAGCTAAAGCAGAAGCCATGAGTAAGGAAGAGCGTCAAACAATTGTTGCTCGCAAGCGGAAATCAGATCCCGACCCTGAGCGCAGGGGACCAGCGACAATGGTTAGCAGCAAGGTAGACGCTATTGAACCCCTAAAGGTTTCTGGACTATTGCTCAATGATTACGACGAAGCTGCGTTGGTAAATCAAGCGGATATTGATGCTGCTTTGAACGAATGGAAGAGCGAAGCACCAGAGCGTTTCAAGGATATTCTGGAGGCTACTAATGTCGAACTTGGATAATCTTGCATCATTCAGCGATACCGTTCTGTCCACGAGGATGGACGCAAGTTGGTCCTATGACCCCGTTAGTGGACGTTATCGTGGCGAAAATGGACGTTTCCTCGGTCGAAAGACTGTAGAAGCCCTGATCGATGGTCGAGTTGGTAAGCTGTCAACGCAGCTCAAGGACTATACGAGGCGACTTTCTGATGGTTCCATCACCATTGATCAGTGGCAGGGCAGTGTACGTGAGGCCATCAAGGCGGCGCACATTCAAGCGGCGGTTTTGGGGCAGGGTGGACGCAATGCGTTGTCATCTTCGGACTATGGGCGCATCGGTCAAAAGCTTCGTCAAGAATACCGTTATTTTGAACGTTTTGTTCGTGATTTACTTGACGGGGCTGTGTCTAGCGCCCATGCTATTAATCGTATTGGCCTATACGCTGAAAGCGTTCGTAGTTCTTACTGGGAAGGAACTACGGTTCGTCAGGAGCAGCAAGGCTACTCGCTCATGCGACGAATCCTGGATAGCCAAGCTGTTCACTGTCAGGATTGCATTGGTTACGCACAAAGAGGAGTAGTGCCAATTGGCAGCCTTCCGATGCCTGGACAACGGTGTGAATGTCGCGCACGATGCAAATGCACTATTGAATATCTGAGGCAGCAAGCTCCGACTGTGCCCATGTGAAGAATTGCTACTATCATCGGACTAATTCCGGTTTTCCCGTGGCAAAAATTCTTTACTGTGGCGATGTTGGTTGTCAGACGGGCTTTGGCCGAGTAGCTGAATATCTGATTCCTGCACTGGCAAAGGAGCACGAGGTGTACGCTCTAGCCGTCAACTATGGGGGTGACCCCAATGAAATGCAGCAGATATGCCAAATGTACCCAGCGATGGCATACGGCACTGACCCATTTGGGTCTGATCGCATTGCTGAACTGGTGCAACGTATCAAGCCGGACTTGGTGTGGGTGACCAATGACTTTTGGATTGCCATCAATCTCTGGCATCAAATCAAAGAGCTAAAGGAAACAATTCCTTTTAAATTTTTCTGCTATACACCAATTGATTCCTACGGCATCTATCCAGAAACAATGCCGCCTACTCAGGAATGGGATGGCCTGGCCACTTACACGCGGTTTGGTGCGGAAGAGCTGAGAAAAGCTGGTTACGACAAGCATATTGATATTGTTGGCCACGGCACTGATTTTACGAAGTTTTTCCCCATTGAGAAAATGGAAAGCCGAAAGGCTTTGGGTGTGCCTGAAGATGTTTTTATTATTTTCAATGGCAATCGAAATCAACCACGCAAGCGAATTGACTTAACGATCAAGGCTTTCATCAAGTTTGCTCTTGACAAGCCAGATGCTCGATTGTGGCTCCACATGGGCAAGAAAGATATGGGATGGGATTTAGTGCCACTGTTTAAGCGCGTAGCTCGCGACATGGAATACGAAAGCGTTGGCAAGCTCATCCTTACCGGCTCAACATTTTCCACCCACAACTGTCTTCCTGTAGAGCAGTTGAATCAGGTGTATAACGCTGTTGACATTGGCGTGAACACTTGCATTGGAGAGGGCTGGGGGCTGGTCAATACAGAGCACGCTGCTACTGGCGTGGCGCAATTAGTGCCCGATCACACTAGTTTTAAGGAGATTTTCCATGACATCCCCCGCATTCCCATCGAAAGCTGGGAAGTCGATAGAAACTATGGACTAGACAGGGGACAGCCCTCTCCCGATGGATTGGCAGATCTTCTCACGCAATACTACGAGGATCGTGAGCTGCTGGCTTCTGTGGGAAAATTGTGCTACGAAGATGTTCATCAAACAGAACTGACCTGGCCTGCTGTGACGAGCAAGATGGAGGCAATTGTCAAGAGATTGCTTGCGCAGCCCAGCGAGAAAGAGTCTAAAGGTTTTGGCATGCCTGTGAGGATTGATTGACCATGGAAATCTCGCAAATCTTTCTTAGCGATGCTCCGAATGCACAGTTGTCACCTTTTCTGAAGATGACGACTGGCACTGTTAAAGCTGCCTTCCCGGAAGCTAATCACACCATCTACACCAATGAAACACTTCGTCAATTTATTGTTGACAACTATAGCTCTCATGTGGTTTGGGCTTACGATTCACTTGCTCCCTATTCGTACAAGGCGGATCTTGGGCGATTCTGCCTCTTGAATAAGCTTGGCGGATGGTATTTTGACATTGCAGTGAGAGTGATGAATCCAGTGGATATTGGAGAGCGCATTGAATTCCTGGCATTCCGTGATATTCAACGATTTTCGTTCACTAGTTGGGCCTGTGCCACAACAGTGCTTTATTCCAAGCGTGACAACAAGGCATTGCAAACTGCCGTCGATATGATTATTGACAATTGTCGCAAAAAATACTATGGAATCACTCCATTGTGCCCCACTGGCCCAACGCTTTTGGGTGCTGCGCTGGCCGCGAATGGTGGCAATGCAAACCACGTCTTTGGCGACTACCTAGAACTCACGCCCACGCACGAACAGAAGAATCGCGCATTCGTGCTGCCTAATGGCACAATTATGGCATGGAGCAAGCCCTCGGGCGGTGGTGACCTCACTCAACTGGGGGCCAAGGGCACGAACAACTACAACGAACTATGGGCATCCAAAAGGGCGTACACATCATGACTTCTCTCACTGACCTTGCTAACAGCTATAACAGCGACAAGGGAAACGTGTATAAATGCGCTCATCACTACACAAAGCACTACGAAGACATCTTCCGGGTTTATAAATCCAGGAAGAATTTGTCCCTGCTAGAGATTGGTTTGAACCGTGATGACTGCAGCGACATTCCATCATTGCGCATGTATAAAGACTATTTTGGCGAAGAAATAAATCTCTACGGTTTCGATATTCGGCCAGAATTCAAAGCGTTTGAAAGGGAGGGATTCAATATTTACATTGGCGATCAATCTGCTCCGTCAAGCCTTGAACAATGTCTTGCCAAAGATTATGATATTGTCATTGACGATGGCAGCCACGCATCCTCCCATCAGCAGATTTCACTTCGCGAGCTATGGGCAGCCGTAAAACCTGGCGGTGTTTATATTATTGAAGACCTACATTGGCAGCCATTTCCCGAATCTTGGCGCAGTACGGCTGAACTTGGTAAAGATTGGTTGCAGGGCGATATGAAGGGGTCGGCATTTCTTTCGCAGTTATGGATGCAACAGTTTGAAAAAGAGCTAAGAGCAGTAGAACTTTTGCCATCCGCTAGCAAGCTGCACGATCCTTCTTTGACCGAAAACGCCCTCCTCATTCTTTGGAAAAAATGACAACTAGCTGGGACTGCTTTGATACGCTTGTCACACGCAGGCGACTTGATCCATTGTCTGTTTTTGACGACATGGGAATCAGGCTTGACTTAGATAATTTTACGGTGCGCCGAAAGGCCGCTGAAGGTCGGGCTCCTTGGACACTGCATACTATCTACGAAGAACTTGCAAAAGATTATCAATGGACTGAAGCACAGAAGGAATACTACAAGCAAGAGGAAATCAACGCAGAGCTAGAACATTGCTGTCCCATTGTTGAAAATATTAACAGGGTTGCAGATGGTGACTTGATCGTTAGCGATATGTATCTACCGCCGGAAGCTGTTGAAGCTATCTTGCGCAAAAATGGCCTCAATAGGGATGTGCAAGTAACTGTCACCACAGGAGGTAAAAGCTCTGGAACCATTTGGAGTACACTTCCACATATTGATTTACATGTGGGGGATAATTTCCACTCAGATGTTGCCAGCCCCCAAAACGCTGGTATCAAGGGAGAACATTACACGGATGTTCATTTGACACCTTTCGAGCAAAACATGGGCGGAGACATGGCCCTCCTGATGCGCGTCATCCGGCTGGCATGTCCCTATGAAAAGGGTAGCTTGATGTGGCATATGTGGATTGATCAGGCGGGGTTAAACATTCCAGCCTTGGTCCTGGCCTCCCTGGAAATTCCTTTGGAAAATGTTGCCTTTGTGATGAGGGATTCGGTCCATTTAAAGCGCATTTATGATGCACTACATAATACAGTAAGCGCTGAATTCCATTGCTCTCGCATTGCCCTAGGGAGCGGAGGAGTTGCTTGGAGAAAATATGTAGAAGAAACTGCTAGAGGAAAGCTTGTCGTTGATTTACAGGGGACGGGAGGAAGCGTTATTAATTACTGGCGTCAAACATTCGGGGAGGATCCTCAATTGCTTTACTTGACTGGCACGTTGCGTCTCGGTACATTGCTGGCCCCATGCCTTCACGATGCAATTGAAAGGCTTAACTCCTCCCCGCTTGGAAGCTTGTCCGCTTATCCGCATCGCAAGCCTTGTGAGTTCAACAAAGACGTGCTTGACTGCCAGGAAAAAGCAGTGAGCAATGCTATTGGGCATCTTCCGTATTTTAACTTTTCTCCCAATATCGATGTATTTCGCTTCTTGGTGGAGCAAATGCCCCACACCACAACATTCAAGCAAAACATCCACGTGGATAACCATGAAAACGTTTCTGATGTAGAATAATTTTTACTCTCATACACTCGCGATAGCAAATGACAATGGAAGATCGTGGAGATGCGGCAATGCCTAAAACCAAAAAGGCAAAGCAAGCGAAAATCGCCAAGGTAATGCGCGAATTTAAGGCTGGCACTCTCAAGGGCAGTGACAAAAAAGCCATTACCAATCGCAAGCAGGCAATTGCCATCGCTCTTTCTGAGGCTGGCATGTCGATGCAAGGCAAGAGTGACGAATACTGGGACAGCTACGTGGTGACAATTATGGGCGGAGAGGAGGAAGAGGAGGAAATGGAGGATCCCGAAGAGGGAAAGTCCTAAGGGGAGACGCTGAGTCGTTCTCCCCTCCGTCGCCTGTGCGGTCCGCAGCACGTCGCGGGCTTGAATTGCGCAAGAAGTATCGGAAGGGTGGGCTGACCACCCAGGAGGCCGGTAAGCAGGGCATTGGTAGCGGGGTGGCACGGGCGACGAGCCTGGGCAGCGGAGAATCCGTGAGTTTTGAAACAATCAAGCGTATGGCGGCATTCTTTTCTCGTCACGAGAAGAACAAAAGTGGTGGTGAAAATGATGCTGGTTACATTGCTTGGCAATTATGGGGAGGAGATGCGGGTAGGGCGTGGGCAAATCGTGTGATTAAGATGGTTGAAAATCGCCAATCAAGACAGTGAGCGAATACGTCCGTGTGATCGAAGCTGAGGAGGATGGGATTGGCGTGATGAAGGCGCTAGCCATCTTGTCATCCAATGAACATCGCAATACCAGTGAGTGGCACTTGGTTGAAAAGCAATGCTTCAAAAATGGGCGGCTAGACGAAACGCATATTTATTGCGAGAGTCATTACGACAAGCCTGATGAGTATTTTGAAAAGACAAAATTCCTCACCTTTGAGGTGGAGGCAATGGCAAAAGCGTACATCATGGAGGGCATTGAAGAAGCAATTCGCTCCACTCAAGAGGAAGGCGACGAAGACTAATCTCTTATTGCGTTGACAACAAAGCTAGGCATACCCAGAAGCCATAGCACGGACAATCCATAGAGGCCGCTTAACGTGGCTAGTTGCACTGCGCTTGGCTCTGTTTCGCCGTTTTCAATACGGCAGTAAGTGGATTGTCCAATGTGCAAAACTTGTGCCACATCACGCTGGGTAAGGCCGCTGTTTAGTCGTGCATCTTTTAGCCGCGAAGCTACCAACGCACGACGTTGGTAGTGTGGCATGTTCATCGCATTGACACTGCTGGCCACAAATCTAGTCACGTGATTCGTCTCTGGTTCAGGAATCGCAATCTAACACAAAATGTTTGCTATTCTTAATGCATGAGCACCACATGCTTTCGCTACGATGTAGCGCCAATCGAGAAATACGAAACCACACCTGAGGGTTACCTGAGGTGCTGGTCTACTATTGCGCGGACAGGTGTACAAAATTACACCAATTCCGATGGTTCGATTCGGCGCGAATATCGTCCCGTAAGCGAAGTGGCGTCTCCCGAAAGCTTGGCCTCGTTTGCGGGCAAAGCAATCACTCTTGAACATCCTCCCGTATTGCTCGATAGCGACAACACTAAAGACTATCAAATTGGCTTTAGTGGCACGGAAGTGGTTTATGACAACGGATTTGTCCGTGCAGTCATGACCATTACAGATGCAAAAGCAATTGAGCAAATCATGCGTGGTGATGCAAAAGAGGTAAGCGCTGGCTATAGGGTTTCCTATGATCCGACGCCTGGTGTTACCGAAGGTGGTGAAGATTACGATGGCATCCAAACGGGTATCAGCGGAAATCACATTGCTGTGGTGCGCAGGGGCCGGGCGGGCCCGCAAGTGAAGCTACATCTGGATCGTCTGGATGCCGCTGATCCATCTCTAATGAATACTGAGGAACCATCTATGACTGCTAAGGTCGTGTTTGATGGCGCCGAGTTCGAGGTGACCGAGAGCGTAGCTCTGGCGATCACCAAAGAACGTGAAGACGCCAAGATGTCCTACGAGGACATGAAGAAAAAATACGATGGCATGATGTCCGAAGCTTCTTCCCTCAAGGAAGAAATGGACGCCATGAAGAAGGAAATGAGCGGTAAGTGCGACTCTGCTGAAGGTCGTGCTGATGCACTCGCCGAAGAAGTGGAAGTCCTGAAAACGGACCTTTCCGCTGCTCAGCAAGTGAACGTCGACAGCCTCGTCGAAGAGCGCATTGCTCTCATCGACAAAGCTCGCACGTCGCTTGATTCCGCTTTTGATTTTGCTGGCAAGTCTGCTCGTGAAATCATGGAAGCTTCCATCAAGACCGTCCGTGGCGACGATTGTGACCTGTCGGATCGTTCCGACGATTACGTGACTGCCATGTTCGACACCCTGGCTGCAACTGGCACTCGTGCTGATTCTGCCAACACTGATGAGCTGCGTAAAGCTGTTGCTTCCATCGCTGCTCCTCTTTCTGCACCTGCGTCCTATATGGACAAGTTGCAGAATGCTTGGAAATCCCCTCTCTCCGTCTCTAAGGAGCGCTGATCCATGGCTGTAACTTTCTCTGCCTCGGGGACTGCTTCTGCAGGTGGCGTGCAACAGAGCTATGCTCTGACTCACGTTGCTCTGCTGGAAGGTCAACTCTCCGACGCTCGCGATAACACCATTGGCACCTATGTCAATGAAACTGGCGCTGTTCTTGCCTTTGGCAACGGCGTTTCTTATAACACTGGCGGCACCGTTGCTAACTCTGCAAAAACTCTTGCAGGTAGTGGCGAGTCCTTCCTGGGCGTTAACGTTCTCACCTATGTGGACGAAACCGCTCTGAATGCCAATGGCCGTCCTGGCGTTAAGGCTGCTCAAGTGGCCAACGTCATCAACCAGGGTGGAGTTGCCGTGTATGTTCACGGTTCTGTTACCCCTGCGACTGCTGTTCGCGTGATGCACACCACTTCTGGTGTTCG